GTTGCGTCGCAAGGTTATCTTTTTCCGTGCTTACGATGCGCTCTAGTTCAATGCGGCGCTTTGCTGTTTCAGGGTTGATCCTCTGGGATAGCAGATCCTGGTAGCGGTACTCATCTTCTAGTGCTTCTCGTGTTGCCTTCTTCTGGGCATCAAGGTTGCTAATGATGCCAGTGAATTGTGATTCACGGGCGGATACACCAGCCGCAAATGAACCCTTGCGCGCTTCGGCCTGCGCTTGCGCTGTTGCATTGCGCAGCGCTGCTGCTTGCTGTGCTAGTTGTGCGCGCGTAGTGTCAACCACAGGTTGAGTTGAGCCAGTGACGCCACCACTGATCCCCATCAGTGCAGCCAGCGCGGGATTCATCTTGACCCTCCCGCCAGGCGTCGGGATGTGAAGGTGAATGTTCTGCCCGCCTTTGCCGGCACCGTGGCCGTAAGGATCGCTCAGCGGGCCAAACAGTTGCCCACCAAATGCACCAGTGGCGCGTAGGCGCCGCTCCATCTCGCCGGTGCGCCTGAGAGCTTCAGCATCGGAGCCGCCAAGGATTCCCATATCCATGGCATTAAGCATGTGATTTGGTGTAGCGTGCCCTCGGTTGGTGAAGTCACCTGTAGTGCGCCCAAATCCTTGGCCGATCAGCCATTGTCGGAGCCGATCTTTTGATATGTAGGCCGGCAGCTGGCCGCCGCCTCCACCGATCGGTGGTGTGACACCACCACCATCACCACCGCCCGCACCGCCGCCGGATAGCGTCGCCGCCGCATCCTTCGCGCCATCACGCATCTTCTCTGCCAGCTTGTCGCCAGCATCCTGCAGAATGTTGCTAACCGTCTTGGCATAGGCTTCTTGGATCTTGCCGAGGCCATCGGCAGTGCTGACCTTAAACTCCTCAAGCTGACGTTGCAAATTAAGCTGACGGTCTAGAGCAGTTTGCTTGCTTTGTGCTACCTGATCTTCAAACTGCCGGAATGTATCAATCGTGGCTTTGGCTACATCAATGCTGCCAGTATCAAGGCCAAGCGCCGAAAGGCGTTGCTTCTCTAGCTCAAGGCCTATATCCTGTTGCGTCCTAGCTGTGCTCAGCCTGCTTTGCGCAATTTCGCGTTCGATTTGCAGCCGCTGATCGCCTAGCTGTTGTTCAAGATCCTGCGCGCGCTTAATCGTTTGCAGCTGGAAATCAGCCAGCTGCTCAGCGTGCTGCTTGGCGGCATCAGCTAACTTGCCTTCAGCATCCTGGCGGATCTTTACTTCATCTTTCAGAGCCTGATCGCGTTGCTCAGCGGCTGTGCGGCCTGCCAATGCAGCGCGATTTTTATCGGCTTCTGCACGAGCGTTAAGTTGCTGCTGATTAGGTTGATCGGCGTTTGACTGACCTGTAAAAAATTGCCGCGTAAGTTCTTGGTATCTATTGCGCGCAAACTCTCGTGCCTGCTGAGAGCCTGTCGCATTAGGGAAACGCTTTGCCGTCTCTTGGTCGACTTGCGCAAGAATCCTCTGTGAGGCATCATTGATGTTATTGCCCTGCCTCATCAAGGTGACAACATCTTTTAGAATTGTCACCAGGTACTTGAGACCCTGAATAACCGTAGGGCCAAACAGCTTGCTAATCTCTACCTTAAGATCACTTGCGGCATTTTGAAAATCAGTCAACGCCTGGGATCCTGTATCAAACTGATCCTTGAGCTTCGGAAGCTCAGTTTCCCCAAGCTGTTGAAGTGCTCTGATTAGCACATCCGTAGAAATCTTGCCTTCAGAGCCAAGATCTTTCAGCTGGGCTCGTGTCACCTTGCCAAAGGTGCCAAGTTTCGTCATTTGATCAGCAACGGCCTGCCCTAGTGCAGGCGCGTTTTCCATCAATGAACGCAATTCATCACCTTGCGCGCGACCGGATACCAATGCTTGCTTCAACTGCAGCATGGCATTTGAAGTTTCTTCTGCAGTTGCGCCACTTGCCCGAGCGGCAGCATTAAAGCCAATCATCGTCTGCTCAATCTCTTTAACTGAGATTCCTGTTGGCCTCAAGCCGGCATAGAGCTTGGCAAAACCATCTTGCGCCTCAATCGTGCTGAGGCGTAATGTTTTCTGAATACGCTCAGTGGCAGCTAGCGCTGTGTTGTACTCGCCAAATACATTAGTGAGTGCTTTCAGTCTGACTTGAGCCGTTTCTGCTTTGATTCCTTCTTGGAAGGATTGCACGCCAATCGCTGCTGCTGCCGTAATCGCACCACCAGCCAGCATCCCTGCTGCACCACCTGAGAATGCCAGCGTGCCAGCGGCAGATCCCAGCGCGCCTTGGATGCCACCGCCGGTAGCAAGCGCACCCAGCGCGCCGCCGAGCGCCTCACGTCCAAAGCCGCGCTTTGCTGCGACCTTCTCCTGTGTGCCGCTGAGCTTCTGAAGCTGTGCATCAAGCTCCTGCACCTTCAGCCGCGCCCTTTCGTAGGCCGGTGCTGCTGGGTTGACCGCAACGCGTAGGTTTTCCCATGCAGTACGTTGACGCTGCAGAGCGCTAACAGAACCATTGCTGGCGGCCTCTACCTTGTCGATCTCGATGAACAACTGAGCCAGCTTGCCGCGTAGCTTCTCGGCGCCTGCAGCAGATGCGTTGGTCTGGCTGGTCATCGCAGCGCCAACCACATCACTGGTGCCGGCAGCCTCAATGTTGGCTCCTGATCGCAGCCGCCGGACGCCAACGCCAACACCAAAGCCCTCAGCGCTCACCTCACCTTTGAAGCTGCTCTGACCGGCTGCAGGAAGTGCCAGCACTCTAGAAGGCGCAAAGGCTTCAGCAGCACGGCGAGCTAAATCAGCCTGTTCTCGTGCAACGCGATCAGCGGCCCGTTGCTGCCGTTCTTCATAGCGACGGATGGAATTGCGGATAGCCCGCTCATCCGCCAGCTCGGCATTGCTGCGCTTGATTTCGGCAGTCAGTGCCTGCTGCTGTTGCAGACGTTGTTTTGCCTGCTCAATCAAACCTTGCGTGCGAGCGGCGGCCTCTGCCTCCGCTTCACGTTGCGGGCGGGTGCGTTCTTCATTGCGGCGAATGGCGCCAGCAATTTGACGCGCTTGACGGTCTTCCTCTGCTGATGCCTTGATTTCAGCTGTCAGCTTGCGTTGTACTTCAAGTCGATCGCGAGCGATCTGAACCTGAGACTTCAGTGCTTCACTGCCAGCCTGCTGCCGAGACCGCGCCTGCTCCAGCAGCTGGTTTTGCTCGCCTTTGATCTTGGCGATCTCGCGTTCGGCTACAGCTACTGCGTTGGCGGCCTGACGTGCCTCGACAGAACCAGATGGTGCATTGGCCAAACGCTCTAGGTTCTGCTGCTTCAGCCTTTCCTGCGCCTCCATGCGCGCAGCAGGCACTTTCTCGTAGATCTTGACCAGATCTTGCAATGCCTTCTGAGCGCTGTCGCTGATCCCCTTGAATGCAGCCTCAGCTTCGGCCTGTGCCTTATCAGCTTGATTGCTCAGCACCTGGTAGACCGATGCAATCGCCAGCGATGCAGCGCCGGCCGCTGCGGCGCCTTCAGGGCCGATTGCGCTGATGGCGTGACCAATCGCTTCAAATGGTGCAGACAGTGCCGTCAGCTTGGCTTGGGCGGCGCTAAGTGATTCGCCCCAGTTGGCAATGCCAGCTGCGGCATCGGCAAACGGTGTGGCCAACAAGCCGCCAAGCGGTTTCAGCACTCCAGGCAATGCTTGAGCCTGCGCCGCTACGTGAGACAGGCTGGTGGCAACCGCATCGGCGCCGGCAGCCATGCCACCTACACCAGCAGCTGCACCAGCTCCAACACCACCGGCAACACCAGCAGCCGCCAAGCCTTCGCCAGTCAGCACAACACGCCCAGCCATCGAACGTGACAGATCACGCCGCAGCCGAACCATGCTGCCGACGGCACCAGCAACACCACGCGCAGCACCGCCAGGTGTCATCAGTTCCTGCGGGTTGAATCCAGCTGCCTTGCGCTTCAGGTCTTCGATCTGCTGACCAACAGCGCGATAACCTTCAATGCTGCTATTCAAGACCTGCCGCAGCTTGCCGATAGCAGTCTCCTGCTTTGCAACAGATTCCTCCATTGCACGCGCCATCATCTTCATGCCGCGAATGCCAGGCTCCGGCGCTGTTCCAAGCTCACCTAGCTTTTGCTTTAGCTGATCAATATCGCGACCAATCTCCTTGTAATCATCACTGCTCTTTGCAAAAGCAGTTTGCATCTGCTGCAAAGATTTGATCTGCTCCTGAATTGCAGTTGCGCTAGACCTGCTGCTAGCCTCAACCTTGCGCAATCCTTCGACACTGGATTGCACGGCAGAACCCATGCCTTTCGAGGCATTGCTGACGCGCTCAATGTCATTAGTCAGTCGCTGGTATAATGAGCCATTGACTTCAGCCTGGCTGCGCAGATTCTTCAGCGCATCAACTTGCTGCTTTAGTGATCGTTCGGTTTGCTTGTTCGCCGCGCCAAACTCTAGAACTTGATTGCGCAGCCGCGATAGCTGCTGCTCTGATGGCTGGAATGACTGCGTTAGTTGGCGGATGTTGTTTGCCGCCTTCGTGACACCACCAGCCAACTGATCAAACACTCCGCCCGTCTGCCCGCGCAGCTGCTGCACAGCGCTGCCAACGCCTCGCGCTTCCACTCCCATTCGCTGCAGTTCAGCAGCACTAGAACGCGACTTGACCTGCAGCTCCTGCAGCGCTGTTGCCTGCGCGCGTGATGCCGTAGCAGCCCTAGCAGCTTCCTGCGCAGTGCGCGCTGATCCTGCCGCCGTTTGCTGCAGACCTGCAGCGCTAGCCTCTGCCGTTGACTGAACCTTGCCAAGGCTGTCCGTTAGCGCCTTAAACTCATTGAGCCCAGCAACCTTCGCGACAACACGCAGAGCTGTATCAAGGTTCAGTGCCACGGATCAGTCTCCCTCCCTTGCCTTGAAATCCAAAACGGCGGCCTCCATGATCTGCAGGTTTTCCAGCATCTCATTGGGCTTCTCTACATCGTAGAGACTGAACACCCATTGCAGCACGCCATAATCCAACCCAATCGCGCCGCTCATCGTCGTACGCCATTGGGTTGCAATGCGCGACCACATTATGATCACATCCCAATTTTCGGGGAAGATCTCAAAATGCTCTGGTTCAGGCTGCTCAAGGATGACGCCTAAAGCGGCGGCATCCTCTTGCAAGCGTTCCTCACCGTTGCCACCGCGCGCCCAGCGCTCGGCGGCCTCGATTAGTTTTTTCGCTTCGCCTTGCTCAAGCTATCCAGCCATGCGCTAACGATGGCGGCAGCCACCAGCGGAACGCGCAGCAGGTCACCGCGCGCTTTTTCGCTGTAAGGCACCTCAGCACCCTTGGCATCTTGAATGCCAGTCCATCCAACGAGGATCTCATGGCACAGGCCATCATCGTCGATCTCATTCGACTGGATCTGTTCCCAGATCTGCCGGATGCGATCCTGAGGCAGACGCTTAAACTGTGCGTCAAATGTCTGCCGATCAAAGCGGCCACCGTCGATGGGAAACTCGACGGCGACCGGCCAGGAGTAGCTTTCGGATTGAGAAAGAACAAACATCAGGTAAAGGCGAGACTGAACTCATCATTGCCAGCCGTGGTCGGCAGGGCAACGTATGGGATGCTAAGCATTGCAATGCCGTCGGACTCACCGTAGGTCGGCTGCGTCACATCGGATTGCGGCGAGGTGAAGGTCACGCGATTGCCGGCTGTAGTTCCATGCAGGAACGACAGGCTGCCAGTAGCAGAACCAAGGGCAATGCTGAAGTAATCCTTGGTTGCAATCGTCGGCGCTTCAATGCTAACCGTGCCAGCAGGCTTACGATCTGTGATCAGAACCTGCTTGGTGCAGCCTACCAGCTCGCGGTAGACCACGCTATTGGCAAGCTGCATGTTGACCGACATCAGGCAGCCGCTGTAGCTGAAGAAGCTAAATGCGCTGGTGTTGCCATCGCGGAAGATCAGCGGTGTTGCCTGCGCTGCGTAGGTCACAGCCGGCTGAGCGGTGTCAGTCGGATTGTTGTAGACACCAGTCATCTCAAACTGCAGCGTAGGGATTTGCCCAAGCTCACAGTTCATTGTGAATGTGCCGCGCGCACCAGTCACAGCATGTTGCACACCGTCGATGTTGTAGACGATGGTGCAGCTAGTGCCGGCGGTGGGGAAATCACTACGCGGTGCGTAGGTTACCGAAGTGCTGGCAACGATAGTCTCGCTGATTCCGCATGACTTTAGCAATGGGCCATAACGCGGTGCAGTGCCAGCAGTGCCGGAGCCTGCCAGTTCAACCTCACATGTAACACGCACGCGAGGATTGGCCAGCAGCTGATCAGAGTTGCCATAGTAAGGCCTGATCAGATCGCGACCAACAACATCAGCCTCTAGCGGCGTGATGTCTAGGTTGCGCACCAGGATTGCATCAGAGCCTGACGGGCTGCTGTTAGTTCCGTAGGTGGCCTCAATCTTTGCCAGAATCAGCGTTTTGCGCCTCAGAAGCGGCATCGCTCGTTACCTCTGAATCGGGGTTGGAGGGTTGGGCCGGCTCAGAAGGCTCGATGAGCGTCCGCTTGCCGGTTTTGGGATCGACCAAGATCGATCCAATCGAATCCTTGTACTGATCCACTCTAGCCATGGTCAATTCTCCAAGTCGGATAGGCTGGTTCGGTACATCACACGATAATCGCATTGGATTTCAACCGCTGCACCATCGGCATCTGCAAAGGCCCATTTGGTAGGGCCTGGCATGATGTCAATAGCGCAGCCGCCGAGTGTGGTGTCGGTCATCAGCTTTGAATGCAGGCTAGCGACAATCTGATCTGCCGACTGATCTGGAATTGGCCCGCGTGCAATCACCGTAACGCGAACGCTCAATGTCCAGTCAATCGTTGTCAGGTGAGTGATTAGCTGCGGATCATCCCGCAATGGCTCAATGATGATCGCCGGGCTTTCCTCTCGCGGAACTGCCGTGACGCGACTACGGTAAATCCGCGTACCGACGCCAGTTGTACCGGTCAGCTGAGTGCGGACTTGAGCAAGGATAACTTCGCGCTTGGTAGCCATCAACAGGACTCCGCCGCTGCGTACTCAGGCTGCGTGCGCAACCAGGCGTAGGCGATGGCGATCGGGTTGGGACCGGGCTGCAACTCGCTGGTTGGTGCGGTGTGGTAGCGGCTGTCGATGGGCTGAGCACCATTGCGCCGCGCGGCTTCGTTTGCGTAGTACGAGACCTGGATCATGGACTCGCTGCTATCGCAACGCATCATCGTGATCCGGGCGTAGCTGTTGGGGAGTGAGATGCCGATTGGAGTTTCCTCAAGGCAGATCAGAAAGGCCATCAGTAGGTCACCTCTGTCGTGTCGATCTTCGCCACCCAGCGAATGGTAGTGGCAGCAGCGCCAGTGACGGTAACGGCGAGGCCGCCGTTGGTGGTATCAGCAGTGACGGCGACAACCCACGCTGCAGCGCCAGCATCATTGTGGGTCATGGTGACGGTAGGTGTGCCGACCATGGCGGTTGTTGCTGCACCGCTGCCGCGCTTGATGGCGCCGTTGATGGTCCATCGAGCTGTATCACCGCCGCCGGTAACATTGGCGATCACCTCACCCGAGAATGAATAGGCGCTTCTATCAGGGAGGATGACTTGATTGGTGGTGCTTGCTGCGCTGCTATCACTAGCAAGGACCGTTGCCGTCGCGCTTGTGGTTTCACGAGCCAGTAATAGACGCGCAGACTGAGTGACGCCAGCGCTGTCCGCAATAGGAGCAGAGCATGCGGCAATAATATGATTGCCGACAATGCTGCGAACTGTCCCGCGTCTGCCTCCAAATACGCAGGAGTAATCTGCGTTTGTCAAATTATTTGCTCCGCCGCCAATGACAGCGCTAATGCCAGAGCATGTATTGGATGAACCGGCTCCTATAAACGAGCCTGTTGATGATGAAGAATTATTGTTTCCAGCAACGATGGCAGCATACTGCCCGCCTGCTGTGTTTAAGTAGCCAGCTCCGATAAAAGCATAACTGCCACCGGCGCTGATCGTGTTTGCTGCTCCTCCAGCAATGGCGCTAGAAGTTGCTGTGCTTCCTGTGCTTTGATTTGATTGGCCGCCACAGATAACTGAATAGGCATGCACCGCACTGTTGCCGAAGCCACCGCCAACAACGGTGTAACCGCCAGAGATGTTTGAAGATGCTGTGTTATTTGATCCTCCGCCAATAACAGAATAAGAGCCAGAAGCTACCTGTGTTGCAGCGCTTCTTGATTTTTGCCAGTCAACGGCATAGATGCTGCGCTTATTTCCACCAACGATCGTCCCGTCCGGCACCTGCGCGAGCGTAGCGCCTGTGCCTTTTGCGACCAGCGCGATGTCCATGTTGGCCGTACCAATCGGCGCCTCGCTGATTGCTGTGACCGGTGTGATCGAGTTAGGGCTTGAGTTGAACAGCCTGGCGAACAGCTGAAGCCCGCGCCCTGGCCAGCCGACGGGATTCAGGTTCATGTCAGGTCACCGCCGAACGCTGCAACACGCACCGTGCCGGTTGTAGGCGCCACCGTGATCGTTGCGCCAAGCTTCCACGTTGCGCTCGGCAGCACCAGATCGGTGTAGGCCGTCACCAGCCGGTAGCCCTTGGCCGTTGTGGAACCTGTCGTAGCGCTGATCGTGATCTGATCAAACAGATCCCACTGCGTGCCATCCCACAGAAACAAGTTGACCAGGCTGGCAACAGTCGTTGCAGTGCCCTGCACGTTCACGCTCAGCACCCTGGTGCCAGCAGCAACACCGACGATCAGGTCAGCAATCGTGCCGGTGCCATCCGTCGCGGTGTTCGCTGTGCTCAGGCTGCAGCGCCCGATGCGTGGCGTTGAGATGAAGGCAGGAGAAGTGGCCATCGGTCCTCAGATCAGGTTCTGGTTCATGTACAACACGTCAGCGGCGCTATTGCCGCCACCTCCACCGCCGCCAGTAGCGCTCAACGTCCCGGCGCTCAGCGACAGGCCGGAGCCGATCGTGATCTCCTCAATCGCTCCGGTGCCTGCTGTGCTCCTGCCCAGCAGTTTGCCGCTGCTCAGATTGGCGCCGATCGCTGTCGCCAGCTGGCCCAGCAGATCAATGCCGCTCGCAAACTGCCTAGCCATCAGCCAACCACCACGACGCGGTACTGGTTACTGGTCGGCGCAGACGTGAACACCAGCGTTACCGCCGTCGTGCTTGTGTGCTGCACATCGCAGAACACTTCGTCGTAGCTACCGGAGTTGCGATACACGCAGACGGTCACATCCCTGGTGCCAAGGTTGTGCGTGATCGTGTAGCTGGTGTTAGTGCCGTCGCCAAAGTTGGCCGCATAGCGCTTCGGCGCACCACTCCACGTCTTCAGCTTTAGCGGCGTGACGATTCGTGCGTCATCGGTGCCGGCATCCGTCTCAGCCTGCGTTGCTAGCTCTGCTATGCCTGAAGTTGTCTCGCTGGCAGCTGGAACCGAAACGCCGAACGAGCTCCAGATCACGTTGCTGGTTTCCAGCGTGCCGTTGACCTGTGTCTGACGCCATGCAGTGCCAGCGTCTGTGCCTTCTTCGATGACCGTGACGGCCTGCTCTAGCTCGTTGAACGTGTTGGCATCCAGCGCGCGAGTCATCGCGACCGCAGCGCCATTCCAGATGTAGATGCCGTTTTGGCTCTGCGTCGTCTGGTTGCGCACCAGCACACGATCGCTGGCGGCCATCGTGATGCCGTCGATCGTGCTGCCGGGGCTCGACAGGCTCAGGTTGCTCTGTGTCGCGACGCGACAGGAATCCTTCCACGCCAGGCCCTCAACCAGCGAATCGACGTATCCCTTGTTTGCTGCGTCGCCGCTGCTGACAGGCGATGGCAGGTTCAGGATCTTGGAGACCGATCCGAAATCGAAGTCGGTAAGGATGGAGCGTGCCATGTCAGTTCAGCCTCGCGAAGCCT